GCGATCTTCGCTGATTGTGGCCTTGGTAAAACGCTAATGCAGCTTTCATGGGCCGAGGCAGTTTGCAGGCACACTCAAGGCAAAGTATTGATACTTGCACCGTTGGCCGTTCGTGCCCAGACAATAGCGGAGGGCGAACGATTCGGCATCGATATGAGCGGCATAACCGTGACCAATTACGAACAGATTGAGAACATAGACTGTGATCGGTTTGCGGGCATTGTTTTGGATGAGAGTTCGATACTAAAGAATTTCACAGGTGTATATAAGCGACTGATAATTGAGCGTTTCGCGGGCACGCCATACAAACTTGCCTGCACAGCAACTCCCGCGCCTAATGATCTGAACGAGATAGGGAATCACTCAGAGTTCCTTGACGTTATGGACTCATCAGATATGCGTATGAGGTGGTTTGTGCGCGATGAGGAAATGAATAACTACCGACTAAAAGGTCACGCTGAGGCTGACTTTTACGGGTGGATTGCATCATGGGCAAGTGTACTTAGGACACCTGCCGACATTGGTTTTAAGGCTGACGGTTATTCATTGCCTCCGCTGAACTACCACGAAAAACAAATTGAGACTCAAACGCGATCAAACGGGAAATTATTCAATGATGCAAGCGTTAACGCTACTGACTTCAATAAAGAGCTTCGGTTGACATTGATACCACGCATTGATATTGTGGCCGATATTGTCAATGCAAGCGATGAGCAATTCATTATCTGGGTGAATCAGAATGAGGAAGAGGAGCGTGTGTGCGCATTGATACCTGATGCCGTTGCTGTTCGCGGTTCTGATTCACAGGACAAAAAAGAGGAACGTTTAATAGGCTTCGGTAAGGGCAAGTATCGGGTAATCGTCACGAAAAAGAAGATTGCCCAATTCGGCCTAAATTGGCAGAACTGCCGAAATCAGATATTTGCCGCACTTGACTTCAGTTTTGAGGGCCTATATCAGGCAATTCGCAGATCGTATAGGTTCGGGCAACAGAATGAGGTTAATATCTACCTCGTTACAACCGACACCATGCAGAACGTCACGGCATCAATCTCACACAAACAACAGCAATTCAATAAAATGATGGAGCAGATCACTAAGAATGTGAACGCAAAGGAGTACGGATTGAAATCCGACTATGTGAAACGCGAAGTACTGACAGATCAATACCACCTAATGAATGGTGATAGTTGCGAGATCATTAAAGACGTGCAGTCAGATAGCATCGACCTGAGTGTGTTCAGTCCTCCGTTTAGTACGCTATTCACATACTCCGATAATATCAGAGACATGGGAAACTGCGTGAGCGATGAAGAGTTCTTTGCACAGACCGATTACCTATTGGGTGAATTATACCGAATCATGAAGCCTGGCCGTCTCGTTTGCGTTCACACAAAGGACATCGCACGTTACAAGAATAGCAGCGGATATAGCGGTATGTACGACTTCACGGGTGACTACCATCGCGCAATGGAAAAAGCTGGATTCAAGTACCATTCAAAGGTGACGATATGGATTGACCCCGTACTTGAAATGCAGAGAACAAAAACACAGCGGCTATTATATAAGCAACTGACCACCGACAGCAGCTACACTGGAATCGGAATGCCTGAATATGTGACCATATTCAGAAAGTGGGATGGGAATGAGGACGAATGGGAGCCGATAACAAATAAGACCCGTGAAAATTTCCCATTGGACACATGGCAGAAATGGGCATCCCCAATATGGATGGACATTAGCAGGACGAATGTGCTTAACAACTATCGAGGTGCCCGCGAGTCAAAAGATGAAAAGCATATCTGCCCGCTTCAGCTTGATGTTATTGAGCGGTGCATCGGCCTTTGGTCGAACAAAGGAGATACCGTTTTCACTCCATTCATGGGTATAGGTTCCGAAGTGTTTCAAGCCGTGAAGATGGGTAGGCGAGGCGTTGGCATCGAACTGAAGGAAAGCTACTTTGACCTTGCGAAAAGGAACCTTGAGAGCGTAATTCTTGAAAAGGCCCAAACCTCACTATTCTAATGCCACGCACCCCCAAAGGCCACACCGTCTGCCGATACCTTGCAGACCCAGACTTCAACACATGGCCGACATGCACACTCGCGCGGCACCTGTTCAATGCGCATCCTCAGACGTTCACAAGCGAACGCGCGACAAGGGAACTGATACGCGCATACCGTGGGCAGCACAAGGGCAAGCGCACCATCAAACCGATTGACACCAAACCGCGCGGATACTACGCTACCCTGCATGGCGAAACGTGTCATTTCAGGATGAGGACGATGCGCGGCAACTGAGAATGTAGTATATTTGCAAGGTCGGAGTGACGATCTGACCATCCTAAGACTCAATGAACAACAACAGCAACAACTTACAGGGGTAAAAACAGCGGAGGTCGGTCATTGAGCAGGCCACCGCTTACGCGACTCGTCACCGCGCCCCTGCATTTTTTCACATGGCACAAGATAGCTTTGTGATGTACCGCTCTTTTTTGAGCGGACTCAAAGACCTACCAGACGCTGATCGGCTTAAGCTCATTGACGCGATAGCCGACTACTGCCTTGACGACAAGGAGCCTGAATTAACGGGCATACATTCTACCCTGTGGCAGTTCATGCGGCCTCAGTTCGATGCGAACAAAAAGAAACGGGCACAAGGCGCGAAGGGTGGTAGTTTCGGCCATCTTGGAGGCCGACCCAAAACCCCAAGAAAACCCCAAGAAAACCCCACCGTAACCCCAAGCAAACCCCATCAAAACCCCATCAAAACCCCTAATGTAAATGATAATGTGAATGGTAATGTAAATGAACATTCACATTATCAAGAACCCCGACCCCTTACGATCAACCTCGAACCTAACACGGGCACCCCGCGCAGAAAGAACATCCTCTATTACTCATTCTCAAGCGTCACAGCCGATCAGTTCTTTGAGTCGCTGTCAGCGAACACGCCTACATCGAAACTATGCGAGGAACAGGCAAAGGAGCTTGGCATCAAATTCCGCACCCGCAAATACCTTGTGCCGCACATCAAAGAGGTGTTCAAAAATTGGATGGTATCGGGCAGACTTGAATGGCTTACACCCGAACGGTTCGCAGAGGTCACGCCTAAGAACATGCCTCAGTTCATGCACCTGCCTGGCCTTACCGTTGACGAACCGAACAACCCGACAGCATGAGGCGCACACTTGACCAATGCGTGAGCGAACTACAACAGATTCGCGACTCGGACGTTCAGCGTGGTGAGTACATCGGGTTTGAGAGTCTGGACGAACATGGCGGCACATCGGGTAAGCCGTTCATATCAATCCGCAAGGGGTTTCCCGTGTACATCGCGGCCATGCCTCACGCGGGCAAATCGGAATGGTTGTTCGAGATGCTCATCAACCTGTCCACGTTCAGCAAGTGGCGGCATTGTATCTATTCAGGCGAAGAGGGCAATGCAGCAGAAATCTACATTCAACTGGTAGAAAAGTACATCGGCAAGCCTTATCGAAGGTATAAGCAACGAGGCGTGTTGAACGGCTACGCGATGAGCGAATCAGAGGCCGAACAGGGTAGGTATTGGGTCAGTCAACATTTTTACGTGCTATCGGACGAAACTGACTACACGCCCGCGCAATTTTGTAAAGAGGTGACGGCGTGGGAAAAGGAATTGGGGTTTTCATTCGACACGATGGCGTTCGATCCGTTCAATGACTTTGTGAAAGACCTCAAGCCCTACGGCAACAGGGTGGAACTATGGCTTGAGGATGAGTTGAAGCATTGGCGCAGGGAGTGTAAGGCACACAACCGCGCAGGGTTCCTTGTGAATCACATTGCGCAGATACCCGCTGAAAAGGACAAGGAAAGCGGTAGGCGGTTCATCCCGATGCCTGAGCCTACCGAATGGGCAATGGGGCAGAACTGGTACCGCAGGGGGTTTCTGATGCTCACACTTTGGAGGCCGCCCGCTGACATGCTCAACCCCGATACTGGCATACCATACGCGAACAACGAGGTCATTATTGCCGTGCATAAGGCCAAGCCAAAAGGCGTTGCGTGTCTCGGCAAGAAGTCAATGTTTTGGGAATGGTCGCGATTCAGGTATTACGAAAACCTCGATGGTAAGCTGTTCTTTGCGGGCGAAGGACGGGCGCACTTAGCGGCACTAAAAGAGGTTGTGACCAATCAGAC